CCCTGCCATATTTGCGAGGAGTGCTTGAGCAGTGCATATATTGGACGTTGCTTTGTCTCGTCTTATGTGTTGTTCCCTTGTCTGTAATGCTAGTCGTAATGCTTTATTACCTTGGGAGTCTAGAGACTGCCCTACAATTCGTCCAGGAATCTTACGTTTATATTTGTCAGTGGTTGCAAAGAATGCTGCATGAGGTCCTCCAAAACCCATAGGAATTCCAAACCTTTGCATACTTCCAACTGCAATATCAAATCCGATTTGACCCACAGGTTCCATGAGCACTTGGCATAAAGGATCCACCACTGCAATCTTTATACATTTATGCACATCTGCAATACGAAGAAGTGAACTCGGATCACGAAGTCTTCCCTTATTATTTGGTAGTTGAACCAACAACCCAAAAGCATTTTCAAAATCTTCTAATGTTGCTACATTATGCCAATCAAGTAATTTTATTCTAATTCCTAGTGGTTCTGCTCTTGTTTGCAAAACTGCAAGAGTTTGTGGGAATACTTCACTGTCAACTAAAAATGTATCCTTCTTAGATGCACTGTGAGCAAGTAACATAGCCTCTGCTGCTGCAGTTCCTTCATCTAATAATGATGCATTTGCAACTGGTAGTCCAGTAAGTTCAGTAATCAGTGTCTGATAATTGAATAATGCTTCCAATCTACCCTGTGATATCTCTGCCTGATATGGTGTGTAAGATGTATACCAAGCAGGATTTTCAAATACATTACGGAGTATCACTGGAGGAGTAATCGTACCATAATATCCTTGACCAATTAAAGTTCTTCTAACAATATTATGTTCTGCAATTTCTTTTAATTCTTCAAGTGCCTGTTGTTCACTACATGGTTCTGGTAAATTATTATCACCACGAAGTAAAATCGAATCTGGCACGATTTGTCTTACAAGTTCATCAATAGTAGATACACCTAAATCATCTAACATTTTAGATTGTTCTTCTAGTGTAGGACCAATGTGTCTTTGAATAAATTCTGACATACTAAGATTCTGTTATATCATACTCAATAGTAATTATCTTACTACTTCTTCCAGTGTAATCGTGACGTGTTGATTTTGACATTTTTCCACCTAATTCTTCTGCAAGAATTTGAATCTGATCTACAATTGTTTCTTCAAGATATTCAAAGTTCATTTTTTCTCCTTCTTAATCCACTGCTCTTTCATGTATTGCTCTCTACCATCTTCGGTAAAGACATTCTTTTCATAATCATACAAAGGATGTGGTAAAGCACTTACAACAGGATCTTTAGTTTTATTCTTGATGACAATAAATTTATCTTTTGCAAAAGTCCCTGCAAGATTAACTTCTATATCATCACCATCTTTCCAGTTTATTTCACCTTTTAGATTAGTATGAAGCATTGCTTCTTGAATTTTGTCAATAAGTTCTTGTGTAAGTTTCATTCGTCAGATTGTATTCCGTATGGTGTTAAATCGTATTTTACTTTGGCAATACCTTCTTCTTTCTTTCTAATTGGTTGTCCTATTTTTTGTAGGATATCAGCAGGTATTTTCTTTTTTGTAATATCATAGGGTATGGGTGCATTTGACACACATACTCTAACACATTCCCATTCCTCCTCAGTAAGAGAATAGTTCACTTTTTAAACACTCCTAACTTTGCTAGGAGATAAACTGATAATGCTGTCCAAAAAACAACTTCTAATCCTATATTATTCATTCTTCTATATCCCAATGCCATTTAATATGTTTGATGTGATCAAAAGTATCCTCCATATATGTTCTATCATTATTGTCATATTTTCTCTCACATAAAAAGTTTCTCATCTGCTGTATAGATTCGAAAGTTCCTTTATGTATGTAGTTTTCATCGTATAAACGATACTTCATTATCCAAAAGTAGAATCTGGTTCTAATGCTATGTAGTAGATAAGATTATAATTTGAATTAGTAAATTTCGCAAGAAGTTTAGATGATATTACAACATCATAAGCACCAGGTATTATCTTTATATTTTCTACCTTAAAGTTAAAAGTAAAATCTTTATCTGTTTCACCAACAACAACCGCAAACTCATTCGATGTATCATTCTTTTTATCACGAACAACAAGTTTTACAACACCATTTTCACCAACTGCTGCAAAATCTGGAAGTTGATAAACTGCTGCTGCCTTTAGTAATTTTTCTAGAGTAACACTTTCTAATTGGAAGCAAACATCTTCACTTGGAAGTGATATTTCTTTTTCTGGTGGTGCAATAATTACTTGTGGATCTGCAAAGAAATATTTTACTCTTCTTTTTCCTTCACGAATAGTTAAATGTGATTCTTCACTAAAATCTAAATTAGGATCTTGGTGAAGACTCAATCCATTTAAAAATTGATTAAGATCATATATTGCAACATCTTTTGGAAAATCTTCTGGTATATCTGCCTCTGCCAAAATATTTTTTGCAACAGATATTGTACGAAGTTTACTACCTTGTTTTACAAGTATAGAATTATTAATGCCAGCAAAGTTCTTTAGAACTGTAAGAGTGCTGTCAGATAGTTTCATAGAATCACGTAATTTCATCATTAAGGCATTTGATCAAAGTTTCCAGATGGCATGGATGGTTCTCCATAATGTCCATCAAAGTGTAATAACAGCATAGCATAATGTATGACTTTTAACAAGTCTTTTTTATTTCTACCATCTTTACTTCCATAACGACTGCCATATTTTAATATGTTTGCTTGACAGAAATGAGGTGCAATATCTCTTGCTGCCATTAAGTCAATCGTTTGAACTTTACGAAACTCATGTTTTGTTCCTGTGTAGTGTCCATTATAAGTATTGGAAACATATTCTTCAATATCTTTTAAAATTTCTTGTTCATGATATTTGTATTGATGATTTCTTTGTGGTTTGTAATCCATTTTTTCTAATTCTTTTTTGTGAAATTCTTGTGTCCACCCATCATTATATGGTGAATTGGCATTAGTAAAATGATGTGAATACTGATCATCTATTGTGGATAGATCTATGTCATAGTCAAGACCATCATCTTCAGAAACTGATGGTGGCCAAGATGAACCTGGTGTCCATTCAAATCCACCAGACTTTTCAATCCAATCTAAATCATTATCAATATTGTCAACTACTCTTTCTGCTCTTGCTAGATCTGCAGGATCAGTAAAAGGATTTTCTGCATTCGGATTATTACGTTTATAATCATAATAATAATCTGAATGTTCGACAGGATCGGGTTCTTTCCACAATCCTGTCTTCTCATCTACTTCTTTTTTATCCACGATTGGATACTCCTTATCAAATGTGCCATTGAGAATATCATACAATAAACTCCATGCATTCATTATATCACTCTCCTGACTGTTGGTCAACTGGTAGGTTAAAGTCAGCATCTACTTTGTCATAAAGTTCCATGAATGACTGTTTTGTTTCATCATCAAAACGATTAGTACAAACTTGAATTGCCTTTGCTTTATCTTTAAATATAGAGAATGCACGAATGATGTGAACAAGACGACGAGTAGAGATGATCTCTTCGATACCACCATCATAGAATGTCTTACGAATGATGTCTGCCCAATCAACAAGTTTTTTGATAAACTTATCATCAGAAACATTTACACTTGCAGCATGTAAATTTAATAACTTCTCTTCAATCTTAACTGATGGATATGATTGCTCAAAGGTTACAGGGAATCTTTCAAGAAATGCTTCGTTAAGAACATTAGTTCCTATGAATCTACCATCATCAGAACCTTTACCCTTTGTATTCGCAGTCGCAATGACATTGAATCCTGCAGCAGGTTTTACCCATCTACCTATCTTCTTCAAGAAGATACCCTTACCTTCAAGAATAGATTGTAGACATAGAATCTTGTTTGATGCTAAATCAATCTCATCTAGAAGGAGTATAGCTCCCCTCTCCAAAGATTCGATAACTGGTCCATTGTGCCAAACAGTGTTACCATCAACAAGACGAAACCCACCAATAAGATCGTCTTCATCTGTCTCTATCGTAATATTAACTCTAATTAACTCCCTATTTAGTTGTGCACATGCTTGTTCAACAGAGAATGTTTTACCATTACCTGATAGACCTGTAATGAATGCAGGATAGAATTGCTTGGATTGAATAATCTTTTTGATATCTTTGAAACCACCAAAAGGAACAAATGTATCATCTTTTGTTGGAACTAAGTTCTTCTCTTGAACTGGTGCGGATGGTGCATTGAATGTTTTTTCAATCTGCTCAACTGCTTCTTGTGTAACTTCAAGATTCCATTTACCTTTTGTTACTTTATATTTTTGCAACTTGCGAGTGACAGTGTTATAATGAATGTCATTCATAGAGCAAAATGCTTTGATATCTGCAGTAGTAACTTCTGATCCATAAAGTGATACTAACTTGTCAGTAATTTGCTCTTCAGTCATTTTAACAGTGAAGGGAGTGTAAGTCATGATGTAGTTCTTTGTTTGATATACTTATTATAATCGATATCAATATCAAAACAACCATGTGTGTGCCACTTATTTAACTGGTTTATATACCCTGATCTTTTTGACTTTGAAAAAATTCAGTCATAGAAGATTGTAGTTGACCTTTATTTTCTTTTGGATCTAATTTATTATATCCCTTCATTTTTTTCCAGTCTGAGTAAAGTGCTTGAAGATGCCAAGATTGAGACAGACTCTTAGGTCCATTCTCTAGCAAATCAAGTTCCATCTTATTACTTATGTAACTTTTGTATTCTTCTCTCCAATTGGAGTCATCGTAAAGTGGTGTTGTCATTATCCGTATGTGAAAGTTTTGCCTTTAATTTGAGATTGACCCTCTGGGTTTTTACCCTGTGGTTTAAATTTACCTAATTTAACATTTTTTGATTTGCCGAGTCCACCTTTTCTTGTTGCTGATAGTGTACCAGTTTTTTTCGTTTGTGTCAACACGGAGTCCTGTCCGTACTTTTTACCAAGTGCTTTAACTGTCTTTTTGAATTTCCTCTTACCCATCTTACCTGATGAGACAACATGACTTCTTTCCTTTACTTTCTTCTCTTCACCAGTTTTTTTATCTTTCTCCATATATGAACCAGTTACTTTCGTAGCACCACCTAGTCCTCTACCACGAATATCTTTATCTAATTGTTTTGCCCTTGCACGATTTTCTTTTGCAGACTTATCTGCTCTGGATGCGGACATTGTAGCAATACCACCCTTATCAGATTTACTTTTAATTCGAGAGAGACTACTCTCTTGCATGAATTCTTTATAGGTCTTCATTTCACTAGACACTTTTTTTATATTTAGGCAATCATGGTTACAAACTCATTCAAGATTTTCTTGTTCATTTTCTTTGCAGTTAACGACTTAGTAAATGCTTTCTTAATTTGTGCTTTGGTTGCACCCTCTTCGACCTCAAATTCGGAATCATTTGAAAGGGCAGCAGATGATAATCCAAAGTAAACATGATATCCACACTCTTTGATTGCAAGTGCTTTTGTCTTTCTCCAAGAAAGTCTATGTTTCTCAACCTCTGGACTATTGTAATCATCACAGTTGATGCGAAGGAAACTGGAAAGATCTCTTGGTGACATGATACGAATACCAACAAAGTTTACATCAGGATAAGTATCACGAAGGTCTTGAAGTAGAATTGGTGTGAATGTAGACCATGAGTCTCCTGTTCGATATGTTTTACCTGTCTTACGATTACGTAAGAAACAACTAGTATCTATTGAACGTTCTCCCATGTATGGTTCGGGATCCCATGATCTCTGAACTTCTTGATGATAATTCAATTGATATGCTTCACCATCTGTAAGAATTACACAATTAACTTTCTCAACACTATTCTCTTTACGGAACTGTGGAATAATTTTATGTAGTGCCACGATTGACTCATTGAGTGGAGTTCCTGATAATGATAGTCCGTGAGGAACAAGTCTGTTTGCAGTATAATCACTAAATGCTGTAGCAATGCGGAAGAAATTAATTAGTTGTTTTTCTAAGTTTTTACCACGAACCTTACTGGTAAATATATTCATTAAACTAAAACCTGGTCTGACTTTAAACAATCCAACTCTTGGTTTATAGGATTCTTTTGCCATACCTTCTTCATTTACATTAGGGAAATTTTCAGTAAAGGCATAAACTTCAAAAGGTATTTGAACTTTGTTGCAGAACCAGATTAGATTGTAAAGTTGTTTGATAGTATCCAACATTTCACGAGACATTGAACCAGACCAATCAAGAATGAATACTAGACCGTGATTCTTACCATCTGGAATAATAGAAACTTTCTTAAATAGGTCTTCGTTGTATTTGTAAGTGTGCAATTTACTTGTATCAAGAATACCAGTACGACTTGTAGTAGCACGAGCATAGGCACCTGCAGACTTCTTCATCTCAAATTCTTTGACAAGATAATTTACTTCTTTCTGTGCTTCTTTTTTGAACTTAAGAAACTCTCTATCTGCTTCTGCCATTGCCTTAATTCCTTCTTCCAAACTATACAATGACCAATCTCTTTCTAAACCTGCTGCTATCTTACTTTTTTCCTCAAAGTCCTTACGAATATCTGTAAAATGAACATCACATATTGCATGAATAACTTCATTGTCGATAATGATTTGATCTGTATCAACATCAGGTAATTCTAGATAATGATTTTCTAGACCTTCCATAACTGCAAGATTCTTTAGTGCTCTCTCAAGACTCTCAGCAGTCTCGGCAATTTCAGATCCACCTGTGCCCATTTGAGAACCACCACCACTCGTTCCTTCTGGTCTAACTTGATGACTCTCAACATCGGAACCATCTTCATCAGGTTCAGTCATGTTACCACCTTCATCATACCAATCGTCTTTTACATCTTCAAGTTCTGATCCTGTTCCACCACTATTTTGACCATCACCACTATCCATCTCTAGTCCTGCTTCCTGCTCTGTCTCCTGCTCTTGCTTTCTCTTCTCAATCTCCTCCATACAATAGTTGTAGATGTCTCTGGATACTTCTAATACATCTTTGAATGTTTCACATGCAGCAACACGATCTACAAGTGTCTGCTCATAATCTGTAAATGAAATTCTGTAGTGTGAACCAATCTTGAAGAATAGATTGATACGATCTGCAAGACTCAACTTAGAAATATCTTTTTTCTTTACAGAAAAGAAATCTTCTTTATGCAACTCTGTATAACCCTTATAGAAAGTCTTTGAGATGCCCTCATAACGACGTTTCATTAACTTCTCAATACGTGCATCCTCTACAACATTAACAACATTTGGATTGATTTCATATTCTTTATACCACTCTTCATTCGGAGTGTAGAGTGCATGTCCTACCTCATGACTTACTAACATATCAACAACATCTTCTGTTGTGTTTTCCCACATCGGTAGAGTCAATACTCGACTTACAATATTGAATGATGCAGTCTCAACTTTTTTGTGCTCAACAACAAGGTCTTCTGTTGCAAGTAACTTTGCTAATTGTGATTTGATTTCGTATTGGATGGTCATGAGATCTTTGCTTGATATACTTATTATACAAAGAAACCCTGCATAAAACAGGGTTAAGTGGACACTTTTTTAACTGTCTTTATATACCTTGAGCATAATCGAGTGCTTTTTTTGCCGTGGTCATTAGTTTGATTTTATTATAATCTCTTGCATAGGGAACTGTCAATGCAAATCCAAGTAAGTCCCCTTCTGGGTTGTCAGGTATACCCATGGGTTGTACAAAAAATATACCTGCATGTGCAACACATTTCCACCCTATATCTACAAACCCTAATTCTCTCAAAGCACATTCTAATTTTAGAGAATTACAAGCCTCTTGTAAAAGCATACGGTTAACCGAATCTAAAAATATTTAGATATGGTTATTCCTTTACTATTTTAGAAAATCCTTTAACTTTATCAAACTGTATGACATTTTCAAATTTGTCATTTAAGTCAGACTTATGAGATATCACAAATATATTAGCACCTTTTATAATATAACGAATGATTTTGAGAAATTCATCTGTCCCAAATCCATCAAGAGATGAATCAAATACTTCGTCCATAATTAACAGATTTGTGTTGACAGAATTTTTAACTCTTGCAACTTCTCTCCAAGTAAACAAAAGTGCTAAATCAATTCTCATCTTTTCACCTTCACTAAAGGATGCATAAGAGAAGTCTTCATGAATAGGAGATTTTACAGTCTCTCTAAACTCTTCATCTAAAGTAAAATTGATGTAAAAATCCATCAATTGCAAGTATCGATTTACCTGTTGATTGATAAATGGTAGATATTTTTTTATAATTTTTGTTTTAACACCATCATCTTTGAGTAGGGAATATGCAAAGTCATGGTGATTTATATCTTCTCGATGAACTGAAAGTTCATCAATTGTATCTTTAAGATTGTCCTTAAACTCTTTTAGTTTTTCATGTTCAGTATTTCTGTTTTTAAATTGCTCGGTAGTAATTTGAATTTCTGATTCAAGATCTCTGATTTGTCTTTGGTTAAAAGAGATGCGAGTGTTATTTTGAGAAATGTCATTATTGAGTTTAGTAATCTCCTTTGATAATTTTTGGAACTGACGTTCTCGGTCTTGCTCTTTTTTGATGGTCTCTTCAAGGTCTTTATAACCTTTCTTAAGTTCCTTAGCTTTAGTTTGAACGTCAGTAATTCTATTTAAACGAAACTCTTCCTCTATTGGTTGAGTACATGTAGGGCATGATACATTATCTTTAAAGAACTTATGTTCTTTAGTAAGGGTTGTTACTTTATTGGATAATTTACCCTTTAAATTGTTAAGCTTTAGTAACTTTTTTCCTGCACCTGTAACCTTTTCTTGATCCTCTATGAGACCAGTTACCTCAAGTTCTAACTCCTCATTAGTCGTAACATAATTATCAGTTTCAGTGATTAAAGTATTAATTTTATCTTTACTAATTGTAATATCACTCTTACCCCTATCCTCCAATTCTTTGATAAAATTCTTTTGCATTGTCATTTTATCTTTTAGGTTATCTTTTTTGAGATCAAGAGATCTTACCTTTTCTTTTTTCTCTCTAATTTGATCTTTAATTAACTGATTCATTGCAGAGAAAATACGTATATCTAAGAGATCCTCTATCACATCTCTCCGATTTGACCCACTTAACTGCATAAATGGAACAAACGTACTACTACCCAATATTACAATCTGTGTAAATGATTTATAATTTACCTTTAGAATACTTTCCTCTAATATTTTTTGATTAGATCGATCATCTGCCTGTCTATTCATTAGGTTACCATTGATTTCAATATCAAAGATATTTGGTTTCATTCCTCGACGAACAATATAGTCTCTATTATTCACAGAAAAATCCAATTCAACTAAACAATCTCTTTCATTTGCACTGTTCATCAATTGTGATTTGTTTATCTTACGAAAAGGTTTATTAAATAAAGCAAATGTTAGAGCATCCAACATTGTAGACTTACCAGAACCGTTTGTGCCGATTATTAAGTTTGTATTTTTTTCTAAAAAATTAATTTCATTCCAGTGATCACCAGTTGAAAGAAAATTTTTCCATTTTATAGTTTTAAAAGTTATCATTTTTTGGGTGGAATAACAATGTCATTAGGTGTAATAATAAGAGGAGTCTTGAATATATTTAACTATCTTGAACGACACCCCAAGATGTGATGATATATTTATATCCACCAATCGGAGGATTACCTCTATGAGTATGTGTATATCCTGCAGGAAAAATCAATACATCACCCTTTTTAGGTATTTCTCTGCGATGTTGATATAAAAATTCAGTTTCACCTGCATCAAAATTATCATTCAAATATAATTGAATTACAAATTGTCTAATACAATTTATAACAGTGCCATTTTCATAATGCCAAGCATGAAATCCACCACCAACAGGTATTTTTTTAATTTTCAAATCATACACCATGAATTTATTTTTACCTAAAATGAATGTAGTGAGATATTCATTCACGCAGGGGTGGAGTTTTGGAATAATTTTCTCTGATAAGTAACTTACCGATGGAAGATCAAAGTTATATGAGGATCTTATTGATTTATGATCTACGTGTTGAACGTTCCTAATATCCTGTGTTAAAAAACTATTTTTTTCAAGTTCATCAATATAATTCACATATTCATCACACTCCTCTGAAGTAAAAGCTCCATTGTATCTTCGTATTAAATCAAATTCAGTAGCCATTTTAAAGATTATACTTTTACTATTATATCACAAAAATAATAATTTTACCACGGTAAGTCTTTTCCCTCAATTTCAACATAATTTATCATATTTGTTATTTTTGCTTCATTTTTTGGGTGGAATAACAATGTCATTAGGTGTAATTACTGCATACTTGTAATTGTTCATTTTACATGTTCTTAATGCAAGATCATCATCAATTTCAACAACGACCATTTCCTTTTGCTCATCTTCTTCTAACATCATAGCATATCGAGTCGCATCATCTTCATCCTCAAATAAAAACAAAACAAGATTTCCACGCCGATCATCTACAGCGTATACTCCCTCATCTCTTTTATTTTTGAGTGTTAAGAGATACATTACTCTACCTCGCAAGCTTGTCGATAAAGATCTTGAAAAATATTTTTGATAATATTCTTATCAAATTCAATATCAGATTCATCAATATAACGATTTAATATTGAAATTGTACTCTCCTCTTCCTCTATTTCAAAATTCTCACCCTCCTCTATTGCAAAATTTTCAATTATTTTTAAATCTTTAATTCCAGAAGAGTAAAGTTTGTCTACAAATTTTTCAAAGTTTTTAGGATCAGATTTTTTACGAACGATCAATTTAACAATTTTATTTTTATATTCAGTCGTATTAAATAATTTATAATTACTATCTTCATAATATACGTTATAGAATAATTTATAAGGATTGTTAACTGGAGTATGAGTGAGGTCATCCGTATCAAAGATATGAAATCCTCTTGTATCATTTACATCATTCCAATACATCTCATATGGATTACCTAAGTAATGTATCTTTCCGTTAGTTGATCTTGTATGAAAATGTCCAGAATAAACTACATCAAACTTATTGAATATATCAATATCCATTCCATTCTCCATCATATGACCACGAGTAGCTCTAAATCCGTTCAGTTCAAGATGACCCATTGCCACCTTACTTTTGGTTTCATTGATTAGATTAGTCGTATGCTCATAATTTTCAGAATTAATCCAAGGTAATAATAATATATCTAATCCATTTAAATTGATTTCAGTTGCTTTTGAAAAAGTTGATATATTTGAATAATCATTTAACAAAAGTTCTGGTGAATTTACATAATTAGTATTTTTGTAATAACAATCATGATTACCAGTAATTGCATAGACCTTATACTTTCTCATTGGATCAAAAACAACTTTCTTTGACCACTCCAAACTCTGATAATCGATTGATTTACGACTATCAAATATGTCTCCCATATGAATTATGGTATCTACACCCTCTTTTTCCAAAGTAGGAAAAAATACATTATCATAAAATAACTGAAAATATTGATGAAGAGATGTGGATCCCTTACGTGCACCGTAATGAGTATCTGTAATTATGGCAACTTTCATCGATTATTATTACGATATTGAATATTATCTTTAATAGTATTGAAATCGGAACTACTTCCTGACATTGCATTATCATCTACTGCCATAACTTCATCAAATCCACTTCTTTCAATAATCTTTGTTTTAATATCTAATTGTTTCTTTTCTTTTTGAATCCTTCTAAGAAAAGCATAGTGTATAACCTGTGTAAAATAAGCAAAAGGATTTTTAGACTTCTCAGGATCAAAATTATGTATGTACTGCACACAATTTTCAATTCCATCAGATATCATATCCTCACGAAACATATAATTAACAAAGTTCGGTTTATACGACAAGTGTGTTGCGATCTTTAAGAAACAAGAACCAAGGTAGTTTGAAATGGGGGGTTTACCCTCCCAAGGTCCTGACTTAGGTGGATCTTGATCATATTTCTTAATATATTCACTCTTAGCAATTAAAACCTTTGATCTATAAACAGTTATAGCCTGTAGTAACTCCTTATTATTTACATAGTGTTCGGATTTCTTTCTAGGCATAATGTTTTATTTTTCTCATATTAATATTATACCACACTTTACATACTTGACAAGTAGTGTAAATATGTGTACAATAACCTTTGTAAGGTTTGGAAGGGATATAATATAGTTAAGTTTCTTTATTAAGTTTAAAGACTTTCTCTAGATTCTTACGAGCTTCTTCAACCGAAGAAATGTAACCCATTTCATAATTTGGTTTCATCAAACCATTTTCTTTGTAAATAGGTTCCTCATCATTAATGTAATGGTTATATAAATTAATTAATTTTTTATCATTCGATTCTGTCATAGTGATGACTTTATCAAGTCTTATTATAAAAATATCCTCATCGGGTAATTCCATCCAAGGTTTGACTTTAATAAAAGTTCCACCTGGACTTACAACTGACCACATGATAACAGGATTTTGAAGAACAATCACAGTATCATCATCATTTTCATTGTCTACAACGATAAGTGAGAAGATTTCTTCTCCTGAAACTAACTTGAGTATTGCGTAAAATTCTTCTCCCATTATTTTTTAAGTGGTATGTTGACTATATCATAATCAAAATTCTCTTCATTATAAATTTTTATTCTTTCAATTAAGTGGTTTAGGGTATAATTTTTTCGAGATTTATAACTAATGTCATCAGCAATGTCGTAAAGAGTTGCTCTCGTCTTCTGGTTTCCTTTTCTTAGAACTCTTCCGATTGACTGTAAATTACGTATTCTTGATTTTGAGGGGGATGCAAAAATTATATTGTGTAAATTTTTGATATTAATCCCAGTGGAAAAAGTCCCGTACGAGGCAACGATAATAGCATCATTCTCTTTTTCAGTGATTTCTCGAACTTTTTCCCTGTCCTCGGTTTCCACTCCACCATGAATAAAAAAGACATTTCGATTTTCAATAATGTTGTTACTATTTATCAAATTGTAAAGAGGTTCTCCATGTTTTTCAACTCTTGCAAACAGTATCAAAGTATTGCCTTTGAGATCGAGTGCAAGGTTTTTAATGAAGTTATTTCGTTTTCCATGTCCAATTATGTACTGAACTTCTTCCTCAAAATTTTCAAATTTATTCGGTGGGTGTTTCAACAAAAGCACGTTGATATCTAGTTTTGCAAGGTGCCCTTTCTTCATGAGCTCGTCAGTTTTAATGATCTTATAGGAAGGTCCGAACAATCCCTCAAGAACCCATTTATGAGTCTCACTTCCGTCTAATGTGCCTGTAAATCCAAATCGATACTTTG